TATTATCCCCAGTAACAGTAGTTAGAGTTGATGCAGAAGATGATTGATCAACACTACCCGCCTCTAACAATAATGAACCACTAGAACTAGTATCCGTTCCAGACTCAATCTGTACTTGAGCATCTAGCTCTTGAAATCTTTCTTTATTTACAACAAATATTGCTTCACTTAAATTCTGTAAACCAAACTGATTCATCAATTCTTTTTCACCAGCAAATCCACCGTCGGCATCTTCCATATACATTTCAATTGGGTGTTGATTCTTGTATTGTGAAATTGAATCTATACCCAGCACCATATCTTCACCAACAAGAGTTCGATCCATGTAATAAACATCATGGCCATAAATCTGTATAGCTTCTTTTATAAGATCACTATATAAATTTCTTTCAGTAGCAATGGAGTGAAGATTGCTTGTGTGAAAAAGTGAATTGACAGCCATAGTGTGTGTTTCAACCTATCATATAGTTTATTGGTAACTCAAAGGCAAGTTTAATTTCTTCCTCAAGCTTAGTTTGTTCTTCAATTGCTTGCGTGTAAAGTGTTTCCCCATTCATCGCAACTCCACCCAACATAGTAACCCCATTAAATTTACTTAAATTAGCTCCCCACTGTTTTTTAATCAGCGCAGTTGCATATCTTTTTATATAAACGTCATCATAGATGTCAGTATATGTGGTAGGGTCCAATTTTCTATAACATTCAATTATGAGATAATCCACATCAGCAGTTACATCATTTGCCCAATCCATTTCAATGTAAAGTCGATTTTGATGTTGGTTAAACCGAATAGGTGTTTCACCAACAAGTATATTTGATAATAAATCAATATTATCCATTGTCATTTGATATTGAATAATTGATGTTGAAGAAAAGTCAAACAAATCATTTAATCGTAATTGGTAACGAATATCAAACATGCTGCTTCCACCACCAGTATCAGTGAATGGAAACACTCTCACAACAGAAACAACAGCACTTGGAATTGGAATAAAATTATTCCCTTCTTTCCATGTTGCAGTTATGTCAGTATCTACTACATCGGTTCCAGTAGTTGAGGTATCAGAACGAGCCCGAGTTACTTCTGCTGTAGTAATCAAATGTTTGAGATACATTTTTTCAATACCATCATAATGGTATTGAGCAAAATATTGTAGTGCTTCGTCTAGACGGTCATCTACTTGATCGTCTGAAACATTGATATCAATTACACCATAACCAAGAGCTCTGAGGCAATAAGTTTTTAATGTAGCTTTTGTTGAAGGTATAGCCATACTTTCTTCCTTTCTACATATTTATATGTAATCTAACCCCAGTAAATTTGCTCCCAAGTTATAGTTTTAATATTTACTCATTTTTAATGTAGGATTTACCAATAAGGGTTTCAATATCTTTAATCATTTCTTCCATATTAACCCTTACAATTTTACCAGTTTTTGTATTTTTTGAGAAATATTCCCACTCGCCTTGTTCATTATGTGGTGATATTTTGGTAGCATTACCCGCTTCATCCTGTACATATACTTCAGCACTTGCAGAATCGTCTTTAGCATATATGTGAGCGTGATTAGTTACGGTTGATGGATCAGAACCAACCGCAAACGCAACGGCACCAGTTAATGTAACATCAGTTGACGTAATTGCGCCAGAAACAACAGTTCCTAAACCTGAAACATTACCACTAGTGTCAAAAGTATAATTGCCATCAGTGAAAACACCATCGATTGTTAGATTTCTAAATGTACCAATATCTTTGTTAGCATCTACAACTACTGATTTAGAAGCAGCAACAGTTCCAGCCGTAACACCATCAATCTGTTCTAATTCTGCTTCAGCAATTACTGCCGAACCAATTGTAAATCCAGTGCCAGTTACAACACCACTTGACGTAATTGCGCCAGAAGCAACAGTTCCAGCAACAGTTACATTCGCACCACTAAAGGTAAGTGCAGTAGTAGTACCAGATTTTACAGTAAGATTACCAGAATTATTATTAGCAGAACCAAAAGTGGTTGCACCATCTTGGAAGAAAATATCACCACCATCAGCGTTCAAATAAATGTCTGTTGTTGCATCAAGGGTAATTGAAGAACCAGAATCAATCTCTGCAATTACAGGTGTGGTTAAAGTAATAATACTTGCGTCAGCACTTATGCCTGATGAAAGCGCACTACCTGTTCCTAATGCAGTGTAAAGTTCTACAAAGTTTGCATTAATTTTGGTGCCGCCGGCACGGAGAGTATCACCTCCACCGTCGTCATCTGCTGAACCTATTCCTACTGATTGATATGCCATTATTGATTGCCTACTAATTCTTTAAGAAGAGTTTTAATTTCAGTCATTTCTAATTTAATATTGTTAATCTCTCTTGTTGTTTCTCGTATTTCATCTCTTTGTGCTTGAGCAGATGCTGCTCGTCGTCTTGCTTTTTCATATGCATTAGTATTACGATTTATAATTGCATGAGTTTTTGTGTCTCGTACTAAATCAGGATGTCCCTCAACTTGTTTAAACTTTCTTTCCACTTTCTTATGTCCCTAATGCTAAAACCCTAAGTGCTCTCAATCTGGGCGGCTCAGCAGTATTTGTTCCTGTCATAATAATTTTAATTTGGAAAGCAATAAATTCTGGTAATGGGTTACCAACACCATCATCTAAAACACCAGCAGTATATTGATATTCAGAAAAATCACTAAACGAAGCTGATGGAGATACAGATGTATCGGGCGCACCTGTTGTATTAAAATAAGTATATCCCAGATTATCAAAATCTTCTGATTCATCAATTGTTAACAATCTATACATAACTTTAATATCAGCACTTGATGGTCTGTGTGCAGCAAATATCACCTTTAATCCTGTTGCCAAAGTATCAAGAGTGACTTGTTTTGTAAGATAAATTGCAGCATTTTCATCACCTTCAGCTTGTTCTGAACCAACATATCCTGTTGTAGGATAAACATCAGAAGAAGAAGTAATTTCATTCATTCGATTAGAAACCGCAATCATAGAACTTCTACCAAGGTCAATGACAGGAGAAATCCAAGGTGTTTCAGTTTCCATAGTAACTTGAATTTCCAATGACCGTCGAGAAGACAATTCATTTGTTTCATTGATCGATGAACATATCATATATGGAACATCAAATTTATAATTATCATTTAATGGAAATGAAATTTCTGGTACAAGTTCATCATCTCTAGTATTTTCAAATGATGTTTGAGTTCCAGAAGGACTTGTTCCACGGGTAATTAAAGCCTTTGCAGTAAGAGAAGTATTCGGTAATTCCATAACTCCTAAAATAGTTGAAAACATATCCATCATAGCATTTTCTGTTGCAGTCACACTAGGGCCGCCAATTGAAGATAAACTTCCTGAACCATCAACTACAGGAGTTGTTGTTAATGTTACAGTATAACTATCAATTTCGGTATTATCAATAGAAGTATGAGTTTTATTAATTTCTGTAAATGGAACTCGATGTGCCATATAAAGTTCTACTGTCGCACCATCAGCATGAATCGCAGCAGTTGTACTATCAACTCCCCTTGTAATACTGGTTGGAGAATTAGTACTAATTGAAGTATATGATATTATTTCATCATCAATTTTAATATACCATACCCCGCCAGCAGCACCTGTTGTATTGGTATATATTCCAGAAGTATCGTCAAAATTACCACCATCAGTCAAAGTTAGAGTTGTTGCCGTAGCAGTCATTGCGCCATTTAAAGTAGTTGTTGCTGGAGATTTAACACCAGCAATGGTTACATTATTAGCAGTAGCATACATACCATGATCAGCATGATTAATTTTCATTGTAGTACTTGCATCAGTAATAACAAGTGGATCGGTAACCAAAGAAGCCAAAGGAACATCATCATTTGTTAAAGTGAAAATTCCACCAGAAGAACTGAAAGACGCACAATTAACTGTAAATTTCATATCTTCCATAGGACTCATTGACCAACCAGTATTATTATGTCCTTTAAATAAAATACCAATATGTGGTTGTTCAGATATAGTTCGTGTTCCTCCTATATCAGTATCACCCATCCTAGCAATCCACAGTTTATGTTCTGGTGTATAACTAAGTACTACAATACAGTATTCAGTGTCAGTTTCAACATGAACTGGTGATGGGAATTTCCAATTAGTAGCTGTAGCAGCTGTATCTGAAATATTAATCTCGCTGGGATTTTTTGTAACACTTCCGAAAGGTAAAACTTTAGGGCCTGGATATCCATTCACAACATTTCTTAGTTCTACAGTAATAGGCACATTAGCGTCTACTGCTTGGAAATAAAGATCAACAGAGGTAATGAAAGCTCCATTGGTAGTGCCAGCGGCCGATCCACCAATTTTAAATGTTTGGGCTAACGGATCCCAATAGGTGCAGTGCCCTACGCCCCAAACTCCAGTATACACACGGTGTCGTGGCTGCGGCCTGGTAACATTAGTAACATTTTGAGTCACATTTGTTATATTATTAACAACAACAGGCCTGGCAGCTGCCTCATCTGCGACTCTACGTGCTTCAGCTGCTCTTGCATCAGCTGCAGCAGCCGAAGCGGTTGCAGCAACGGCCTCAGCTCTTGCTGCAGCAGTTTCAGCTCGCATAGCAACAAGAATGTCTTGTTCATCAGTCCAGTTACCAGAAGCTCTTCGAACATCATTTGAAGTAACAGTATTAAAAGAAGTGTCCTGTGATAGGTCTGTTCTTGTAACTGTTGCATTTCTTGTTGCAGTAATAGTTTCTTGTTGCGTTTCAAGCATTCCCGAAGATGAATAAATTGCTTCTCCGGTTGTTCCTGGCCGTTGTTCTGTAGAAGGAACTCCATTATGTTCACTAGAGGTGAGTCTAAATACAATATTTCCTGTTGGAAATGTTGGATTTCCATCAACCTTTGGATCAGGAATTAAAAATGTTCCTTCAATTTTACCATATCCATTTGTAATTAAAGGATCGCCCGCAAGCAAATCAGCACCAGTTCGTGGATACGTATATGCAGATGATGTGTATTCTGTAGCCCCAGGCGTACAATAATCATTTACATCTTGTTTATCAAAAAACGCAAATAACCTTGTCTTTGGTTTGAATCGTACACCAGTAAAAGTAATTGTTTTTGACCGTACTACTGGAATAGCATTTTGCGATACAACTCGTAATCCCTGAGATACCCTATCAATTCTAAGATCAACTTGTGTATTAACACCAGTTCTGGTTTGATCTGTTCTAACTGTTTCCGTAGTTCTTGTTACATCAAACCTGTCCGGCCTAAATTGTGTACCACCTTCAACCCAATTATCTACTCTTGTTTCTACAACTCCCGACCATTGTGTTTGCCAAGAATTCCAAACAGTTCCAAGATTATTTGCTTCTTGGGCCAGCACAGCATCATAATCACCCTCTTCATTAACAACAAGGTCTGGTAAAACTTCAGTTTCAAACCATGTATCAGAACTTGGACTTAATTCAACACTACCAACCCAAGAAGAAACAAGAACAGGATTAACTCTTTCTGCTCGTGTTGCATACGGTTGTTCTGTCATCACCACCTCTGTATAAGGAAGTGTAATTAAATCGCCAGTTTTTTGATACCCCGCACCATCTCTTGCTGTATCACTAGCATTAGTGACGCTTTCTATTAAATCAATTGCTCGGGCTTTATGTTTAGGACGTAACTGCCCAAGACCGAAATCCATTGAATTATTATAATCTCTATGAGCAACATCACCGATACGATGTCCCTTAAAATTATCTACCACAAAACCAGACTTAAATCTATTCAATCCGTCTGCATCTGTTACTTCAAAACTTTCAGCATCTCTTTCTAACAAACTCAACGCAGTATAATATTCAACATGGTCCAGACGCTTGGCAATTTTACCAATGTCTTTCATGGTATATCTTTGATGCTTTTGTTTTCTTATCGTAACATTTCTAGGATCAAAAGTATACGCTGGAACAAACAGTGTTGCAATCAACATACAATCCTCTGGCGTCTTTGGCAACAATGGATTTTCAGCACTTTCTCCTTCAACAATTAAGAAAGTGCCTTTTGGATTTAAAATTATTGCTGCAAATTTTGGTAAGTAATATTCAAAATCCGACTGAATCAGAGAACCAGGCTTTGGTGTGTCTACCGTTGTGCCACCTGTTCCACCAAATGTCCTACTATAAAAATTAAAAGAGTTTCCTGTTATTTCATCAACAGCACTTAATGTTGTAGATGTTCCGGCAATATTATCAACTGACGGCCTAAAATCATAAGCGCCATATAAAGGAAATTTGCCACTTGGTACCAG